AATGTTGCCGGACTATTCAAAGTCAATGTGCTACCGCTTACAGTATAAGAAGTTTTACTTTGATAAACACCAGATATATATAAGTCAACATAATTAACCAAAGGGGTTGTAGTAACAGTAACTCCCAAAGCATGAGTTGATACGCTAGCTGCAACTGAAGCTACAGTAGATACAGTTTTAGTTCCGCCACCGCCACCACCGCTGGCAGCCTCTGTTATAATATTACCGCTACCATCAACTGCCAGGTTAGCGGCCGCAGTACCAGTAAATGAGCCTGGTGCTGTATAATTGCTAAATTTAACTTGGCCTGCAGAGTCTATAATTAGTCGATCAGTAGTATTTGTTCTTAAAGCTACTCCAGAGGCATTATTTCTAACCAGTCCACTTGCAGAAGCTCCAGTAAGCATAAAACCGCCGCCATTAGATACACCTGCATATATATTGCCTATAACTTCTAATTTTTCGGAAGGGCTGGAAGCGCCTATTCCCACGTCTCCAGAACCGTCTATGACCATTGAGTAGGTTAAGGTAGGAGAACTGCCTGAAGTTGCTCTTCTAAATGAAAAACTACCATCAGTGGCCATTTGTAGTAATGAACCGCCTGCGCTTGTATTTCTATTCGTATAAACACCTAAAGTTGAGTTATAATAAACATTGTTAGAGATACCAGATTGCAACCCACCAAAATGAAATTGACTTGTAGTGTTGTAGAAAGCAGTTAAAGGTACTCCAACGCTTGGGCTCGTAGTCCCTATGCCTACCATGCCCGCATTGCTTATGCGCATTTTCTCTGTGGTAGATGAGCCATTGTATGTTTCAAATGATAAATCTCTACCAGTGCCGTTATTGTTTATAACAATTTTAGCGTCGCCATTATTAAATGTTAAAAAACTGCCATTTCCACCAGCTATATCTATATTACCTGCTACTGTTAATTTTTGAACGGGGTTTGTACTTCCTATTCCTAAATTGCCCGCTTGAGTTAAACGCATCTTTTCAGACCCGCTCCCATTAAACTTTATACCATCAGCGCTTGAACCGTAAATTCTTGCATTGCTATCACCAAAATTAATACCTTGATTATCATTAAAAAGAACAGAACCTGTAGTACTAATATTGCCAACTACTGTTAATTTTTGTGAGGGGCTTGTACTTCCTATGCCTACGTTTCCAGAACCGTCTATATACATTGAGTAGGTTAATGTAGGAGAACTTCCTGAAGTTGCCCTTCTAAATGAAAAACTACCGTCAGTAGATAATTGTAATAATGCTCCACCTGCACCTGTATTTCTATTTCTGTAAGCAGTTACAGAGGTGTCAAGATAAACATTGTTAGATATACCACCTTGAGCACCCCCAAAATGAAATTGACTTGTAGAATTGTAGTAGGCAGTTAAAGGAACTCCAACGCTTGGACTTGCAGTTCCTATTCCTACGTTTCCTGCTATGTCAATACGCATTCTTTCATTTGAGCCTCCATTTGTTACAAAGGCTAACGCTTGGTTAGTTGCTGAGCCAATAGTATTAACACCTCCGTCACTCTCTACATCAATATTAACACCATAGCCAGCATTATTGTGAAATTCAGCTACTATACCACTAGTGTCTGACCTGCGAACATCAAGAGGGGCGGTGGGACTCGTAGTCCCTATTCCTACCCTGTTATTAGTGCTATCTACATAAAGAGTGTTTGTGTCCACTATTAGCCCTCCGACTGTAATAGAGTTAGTAGTAGTGTTCCCTAGTGTTGTTACTTCATCTAAAGTGTCTGCAGCATCATCAGCATACAACTCTGTGAAGTTGCTGTTTACCGCAATAAAAGCATCTCTCAGATTACTCCCTGTATGATCATTTGGATTTGTTCCAACATCTATATTAATTCTTGCCATATCGTATTTCTCTTATTTAAATGCCATATATAAGTAGTTTCTTCCACTAAAATTAACCGCACCGCCTGCACCTTGTAATTCAAAACCATCAGACAAAAAATTCAATTCATACACAGTTCCGTGGTCAGTATCGATTGCGCTTGTATCAGCTTCAAGTTGTAAATCAGCAGGATTTGTTGGATTTCTTTTATTGTCATATATAAACCAATTACCTCCTGCAACATCATAAAGTTTAATCATTACCCAACTTGGTGCAAAATCTAATGTAATTTTATTAGTAGAGCTATTGCCTGCATAAGCACCTATCTTACTATATCCGCTTACAGAATGGAAAAGGTAGTTTATCATTTCGTTGCCATTCCATCCCCAATCAGTAAATGTAGTAGATGTTACTTGAAAATTATGAACGTTGTCTGCTTTTGGGTCAGATGTGTTAAGTTCCAAGTAATCATTACTTCCATCAATCAAAGATGTATGTACATACCAATCTCCAGTATTTGAAACCATCCTTTGTATAATAATTTCAGGTGCGGAAGATAATCCGTGTGCTACTGTATTCGTGTAAACAGAACCGCCGCCTGGGGGTGTATATTTCACAATACTAAACCCTGCGGCAGTATTTGCACTAACATCTGATGCAATAGATGGAGTAGAGCCTGTAATTGAATTTACTCCGATATTGACTGCATCGCCTCCTGCTTTCCAGTTCCAAGCTACATAATCATCACCACTTATATTCACATAATTACCACCGCTTGCGTTATTGCCTACAAAAAATCCATTAGCTTCTAAACTTGTTAATTGGTCTGTGTAGGTTGTGGTATCAACAGTAGTAGTATTACTACTTAAAACTTTTCCCACACCCCTTACCGAATCTATAAGTGCGTGAAAATAATTACTTGAACTACTTCTGTTTTTTATCCAAACCAATCCACCACTTGTTTCCAAGTCCATTCCAACATTAGAAATATATTGATTTGCACCTGTACCCTCATACAATACAGTCTTAAAGTTAGATGTATCTACTTCAGGCTTTTCGTTGTATAGTTCGGTTACTTGGCTACTTGTAAGGGCAGATGAAAATAATCTTACTTGGTCTATAAAACCACTCCAAGCGTATGAATTAAAAGTTGAATACCCCGCTGCTCTATTATCTAATGCCCCTATATATAAAGGTACTGTATTAGTGTTTTTAGTTTGTGAGGTAGTTGTTGTAGCTGCTACATTATTAAGATAAGTTTTTAATTGCACTCCATTTTCCCAAGTTATACAGTAATGATACCAATTACCATTTGATACAGTATTAGGGTGAACGCTTGAAACATTACTTGAAAAACCACCTCCGTAATATACATAAGTAGCAACAGTACCGTTATCATTAAAAGTTAATAATAATTCCGCATCTCCTGAACCTGAATAATACTTTCCTAATGGCGCTCTGTATCCTGACGAACCATCAATATAGTCAGGATTAAACCAAAACGACAAACTAAAGTCAGAGCCTAAAGATGTAATTCCTGTATCTATATAACTACTTGCTAAAGCAGGAAATTTAGCTGCTTGACCATAACGCCCAAACCTGTATTCTATATTTGATTCAGTACCATCATAACTACCTTTTTCATCCTCTGCTGAATTGTCCATTTTATAATACGCAAGATTAGTAGTAGGATAGTCGTTATCAGTTGTAGTTGCAGTATATACACAAGCCTGTTCTGCGTATAGGGTGGCTATTTCGTCTACTCCATTATTATCTGTTGATAATACTCTGTTGAATATTCTTACTTGGTCTAAACTTCCTGTCAAATATGCTTGACCATTATTGTTTGTTCGACCTTGACCGATATAAAGATTTGTGTTTGCTGCCCCACCATAACTAGTTGCAACTCTTGCAAAATTAGTGTCTTGAGTTCCGTTAACGTAAACTTTTGAAGCAGTACTACTTGAAGTAAAGTCATCAGTTATAACAATGTGATTCCAAGTATTAGTGTTGAATAAAGACATATTGCTTGACCTAAAAAAATCACCTCGTTTGCTTATATAGTCCAATCTCCCACCTGAATTAGCGATAGCTGTGGTAAACCTGTTTATAGTTGTAGTGCCGCCTACAGTATTGTTACCCCCAAATATAGGATTGAAATCTCCGCCTTCCCAATATATCCATACAGATAAAGAAGCAGAATTAAAACTTGTTAAGTCTAATCCTGTAATTATTTTACTACTACTCCCATTAAATCTTGCACCATAGTTTATCTGTCCTCCTACTCCGAAGGTTACATCGGTAGGCGTGCCATCGTAACTACCACTTGCATCGGAAGCATCGTAATCCAAAGAATATAACGCCACACCACTTGAATCGCCAAATGGGTCTGTGGAGTCAGTTGTACAAGCCGCAGCAGCCGCACCTGTATTTATTAGTCTTTTGCCTAAAGCCATATTATTCTATTTCATCAGATGGGAAAAATTGTACGTTGTATTGCAATGCAGTCTTGTAAGACTTCTTAGCATTTACCTCAGCTTCTAATCTATCAGCTTCTGTAAGTATTCCTGCTCTTTCTGTTGCAACATCTGAACTAATATCAATATCCCTTTCTGATTTTCTTATAACTTGCCAGTCAGTAGGTTGTAGTAACTTACCTGCCTTAGACTTAATCTCTGCAATCTTACTTGCTTTGATGTCGGCTATCTTATATCTCTTTTCTGTTTCGCCTGTTGGCTCCCCATCTTCTCCGATAACATCTACCTCTTGACTAAAGTCTATATCAGTAACATCATAGGTTACTATTGAATTATCTTCGTCAAAGTATAATCCACCCTTAGTTTGTGTCTGTGGGTCAAAACTTGGCTTTACAACATCGTAAATACCAATAGCTTTAAGTTCTTCTTTAGATAGATTGTTGGCCCCTCCTAAAATATATTTAGTAGGAGTCTTTAGTGAGTTAGGTAAACTCTTGTATATGGTTACTATTCTACCGTTTTCTACTGCTGCTTTCATAATTATATACTTTGTGAGATTGATAGGAAAAATGTGTTAGCGGCAGTACAAGCAACTTGAATAAAATTTACTGCTCCTGCGGTAGCACTATAACTACCTGCAATAGTAGTAACTGTTATTCCACTGTTAAGTGTCAATCCAGAGGTTCCTCCTGAATCTGTTATGATAATGTCTTTCACATCGCCTATTGAGGCGTTTGTGAAATTCAATTCAATTGAAATACCTGATGTTATTGTAAACACCGCTGCGGTATCAAAGTCTAAACTTAATGTTGATGCGGGAGAAACAGCAGAAGATCCTCTTAAGCTGTCTCCAGTCCCACTCTGACCATAAATGTCAGTAGTCATATTGTTAACCTTAATAAAGGCGGCTCTGAGCGTATCCCCAGTTCCATCATCGGGAGCTGACCCAACTCCTATTGTTTCTCGTGCCATAATTCTATTTTGTTATATCAATGTTTGATCTGCTGTTATTTCCGTACTATCTACTGTATATAATGTACTATCTACTGATAACTCAAGTATATCTGATACCCAACAAGTAGGAGCTGAGGGTATATAAATAGCATCTGTTGTGTCATCTACATCTCCCCACCAGGAAAAACAATATATCCTACCCCAATTTATTCCGTTAGCCATATTACTTCTTTATTCTTTTTAGATAGTTAGTCAATTTTATTATGTTAGCCACTTTAGGCTTATATGTTTTAATTATATTACCCATCCGCCATATGTTGGGTCTTTATCTGGATACATACCAGT